TGTTGCGAGTCCGACATCGCCTGTGTATCTAGACTTTAGTACACGCACTTTAGTTGTACATGCAACCATAGGATCGTCAGACTGTTGGTTACGCTCTAAGCTTATCACACAATCGCTTAGTTGCGCAATAGATTGAGACCCACGTAAATGATTTAGTGCTGTCTCAATACCATTCTCGTGACCTCGATCACCCTGTGTACGTCGCAAGTGTGAAACAAGAATCATTCCACAGCCTGTCTCTTCTACAAGAGTTCGAAGTCTGTGCATAATCATGTCAATAGCTTTACGCTCATCGGGGTCATCGGACAAAAGAACTAGCATGTGGAGGTGGTCAAGAACTATCCACTTGCAGTCACAACCAATGATCATGTACCGCAGTTTGCTAAATACACTTTCGAGGTCGTTCATGCCGAGGTGACCATAGACCCACACACGATCTTTATTGTCGCCGTCAAACATTTGGTGGTGTATCTGGCGAAGATCGTCTTGATCAAAAAGATTACGAACACTGTCGAGGTGCAGTCGGGCATCAGCTTCAATAGAAAGTATGCCGTCGATTGTACGCTGCCAGTTTTCTTCGAGAGCCATAACGCCCACGTTGTCTCTAGTCTTTTTGATCAGCCAGTGTTCCAGTTCTCGTGTGACACTAGACTTACCAAGACCAGTACCACCCGTCAAAGTAACTAACTCACCCGCACGTAAGCCCTCAAGCTTTTCATTGAGGCCCTTCCACGGAAAGGGAATAGAGTCTTTGCGTGTACGGTGAAGATAGTTATCAACATTTTCTGACACATTGAGAACACCCGAAGGTGTGTAGAGCTTGGCGTTCCACCAGTTGTGTACAAAAGCTTTGTGCTGTGAGCCACGCAACATATCGTTAGCATCTTTGTAGTCTACCGGAAGCTCCATAATTTTAGCTTTGCCGGGCCTTAAAAGCTTTGCGACTTTCTTTGCAGCGTCACGACCATGCTTGTCGTTGTCAAAGCAAATAATAATATTATCGAAAGATTCTAGAAACTCTAGGCTGTCTTTCACATCACGATCTGCTGACTGTGCGCCATTGCGAATAGATACCACAGGCCATTGCGACCCCATCAATTCGTAGGCTGACATGGCATCTACTTCACCCTCAACAAGGGTAACGTATTTACCACCGGATTGAAAAAGCTGTTGACCGAAAAGGCCAGCACCTTTGTTAGTTCCTGTCCACAAAAAATTCTTATCGGGCTTGCGAATCTTAGAACCAATCTGCTCGTTGCCAGAGTAATAGGGATATACATGCTCAACAATCTTGCCTGTTGAATCTTTAACGGAACGAACTCTGTATTTCTTTGCGGTTTGTAGGCTGATACTTCTATCAGTTAGGGGGTAAAACTCTCCGTGATTTGTATTCATGGGTGCCTTCTGGAAGTTAGTAATAGAAGTCACATTGTTTTCCTGTTTAGGTTTTGGAGTAAAAACTCCGCAGCTAAAACATTTGACAGATCCATCATCGTTCATAGCTGCGCAGTCAGAACCCCCACACTCAGTGCAGGGGATATGAGTTTGAACAAAAGACATATTAGTCCTCTACTGGTTCAGATTCCTCTTCTGTGACAATAGCTTCTTCAGTTAGAAACTCTTGTACTTTTGCGTGTAGTGCAACAGCCGCAGCTTGTGCGATAACCGTGCGGTCTTCAAGACCTCGCACATCCTGCTCTGCCGTGACTAAAAGCTGGAAGGCCTTCTGGCCCTCCGGTACTAAAAATTCTACATTATATGTAGCGCCTTCATGTACATAAGTAACGCTCATTATATTTCATCCTCTTCTTCTTCAACATCAAACTCAGCACCGTCTGGTGCATCGTACTCTACAAGATCTAGAACTTGCATAGCTTGAAAATCTAAGCCACGAAAGTCTTGACCATTCCATTGTGTTTCCCATTCTTTGTACTGAACTTTTACGTGAGAACCATTGCCAACTGTTACGTTGATTTCTCGCTTGCTTTTGTCGTAAAGCTTTGGTGCCTCACGAATCATGCCACGAGGACCGTCAACTTTACGCTTTATAATAAGCGCTGGGCCTTCGTCCATGTCTTTTACGGTAAAGCCACGGTTGCGAAAACTGTCGGCAACCTCGTCATCGACTACGAGATTAACAGAATACGCTGGTGTGTATTTAGTGTTTGGCGTAGTGACAAACGACCAGTACGCTCTGCCTTCAAGAACTGCCATATTTTATCTCCTGTATAGATAATTAATAAAGTTTGGTATTTGCTTGAGGATAAAATCCTCGTTTAGTTCGACACCTTGATCGACTGCCTCCATCTTAATCCATGTCTGCATCAATGTCAAGGCCGGTTGGTTTGGTAGATGTACGCCCAGCATCATAGCAAACGCACGGGCAATGACATCTTCTATTACTTCATCTTGGGTTAGCTCATTGTATTCATACACTCCTTTTACTCCGCTATAGTTGCTGTAATAAGAGCATTAAGTTTGACGGTATCTAAAAGAAAATTAAACTCTTCAGCTCCTAAGTCAGAAGACATAGTAATTGCTCCATCTGTTTCTGTCAATAGTATAAAAGTACCATATGTATTATTACCAACTTCTTCTGTAATTTTTACAGTAGCTCTTTCAATCTTAGATAAAAGTGTTAGTTCTTCTGGTTTGTTTTTAGTAAAGTCTCCATTGACTACCTTCATAAATTTACCTCTTGTAATAAACGATCTAAATACCACTTGCATTTTCTTAGATCTTCTATGGGTTTACCTTTATAATCATATCTCCAAAGATACTTTAGGGCATTTCCTTTTAGATAGCCTCTGAATTCATTCTCGGGCATAGAAGCTTTAATAGCTTCAATAGCTTCAATAGCGCCATTGTTATAATGATCAGGTCGCATAACAGGATCAGGACTTTTTCGAATAGAAAGATCATTGAGTTTTTTCATAGCGTCCCACTGGTCTGGGCTTGCACTATCTATAGACATTAGTATTCTCCTTCACGAATTTTCTGCAGTATATCATAGGTCTGTTGGTAACTCAAGTTTAAAGCTTCAAGACCTTTGAGTATTGCAGCATAGTTTGGGCTTTCGCTACAATAGATATTCATAAACACAAGGTCTGAAATAATGGCTTCAACATCGGTTGCTTCAAGCATAATGCCTCCTAAATTATATTTACATAATCATCGTTGATAATTGTCTGTATATGGATATAACCTTCGGGCCAGTAAGTGTAGGTTTCTTTAAGAGCCTTTGCTGTTCTATGTACTGATGCCTCAAAGTGTTCAAACATTCCTAGCTCTTCTTTACAGTACCAAAAAGGTATGCGAAGTACTGGCTCAGCTGGTCCATGTTCTTCATAGTAAACAACAATTTCAGCGTCGTTGCTAACTGCATTGTCGTTTCCAAAGTGTTTAGTGTGTTTGTTTTCTGGCTGTTTCATAAAGACATTCTCATATTAGCGTCAGCATGGCGCTGTTCATCGGCCCTAACATAGCGAATCATTGTGGCTAGGGTTGCTTCTGGTCCAAGACCGTAATAGTTACGGGCAGAGGCTGGGCAAACAACGTCTTCTGCTTTGCCACTTTCTACAAGATTTAAATATTCAGTATAACTATTAACTGCTTCTTGTTCAAAGTATGCTACCATACGATGCGCTGTTTTGGAAGAGCAAATGTATAATAGCAGGTAAAAATGCCAAAAAATAAATTGGGCCGCAGTAATTAAAAATCTTTCAAACACATTGGGCTGTGCAATTTCTAAAAAAAACATAAGATGCATACGCTCGTTCTTAGCTTCTTCAAGCATTTGATTTATGTAAGGATCATAGCCCCGCCGAAGGCGACGTAAACTTTTAAGATGTAACATCATGCCAGCCACCATAGCTGGAACAGCCGCTACTGTTTCAAGAACTACAGCACGGTGACCGTACCTTTTTGCAAAGAAAGTATCTGCTGTCCATTTAAAAAAGCTCGTCATGCTGCGAGCAAAAAAGTCTTTCATTTACACCTCCTTTATTAAAGCTACTATTAACATAAAAAATGATATGCCGTTCAACATTATCAAA